ACCTGTAACGGTGTCGTCTAATCCAGCAGAACTTGAACCATCGATACGTGCGTTATCTTTGTTCGCAGCTTCTAATGATTCGCGTACCCATGACTTGAGATGGTTTTGTGATGTATCAGAACCAATCATGTCACAGAATGGGCGGTCTACTGGGGAAACGTCAAAGATTGAATCCATGACATCTTCGTGAATTTGTCCGCCAACTGCCACATCGGCTAAGTTGACTTCATCTAATTGATTTGCAGCCATGAGAGGCTCCTTATAGAGTTAATAAATAAATAAATAAACTACAATCGTTATCTACCTATCAATTTCCATATAGCTCTCGCCAAGACTTTGATGGCCGGTATCTCTACCTTAATTGTTATCGCCTATTATATAACACATATCGTGTCAATGCACTAGACATAAAAAAAAGCCGCCATGTTTTTTAGTCATGGCGGCGATTGTTGAGCAGCCTAGCGTCTGTTGAATATTGCCTTGGCCGCTGCCAACTCGGTGTGACGATTACGGTTGGCCGAGACTGCTTTCTTTGCCTCAACTACTTGTTGGTCGCCCTTCTGCTTGAACCTGCCATTTGCCTGTCTCAAGACCTTGGGAGCGTTGCGTACCCGCTTCACTTCAGCAGCACCGCCAGCAAGCTGTGCCTCTGCCTTGAGGAGTCGATGAACCACGCTGATAGCTAGTGGGTCGCGTGTATTGCGCAACATTTCATCAGTGTAACCCATACCCTTTAACAGCTCACGTATCTGGCCCTGCTCCTCTGTGCGTACGGCTGGGTCTGACCATGTAGGTATAAGCTCAACTAACTTCTGGCCCATCGCCTGCATGTATTGGCTATCCTGCATCTCTTCCTGCTGAGCTAGTTGCTGCAGAGTTTGCTGCGCACGCTGGTGGCGCTCCATGAACTTCTGACGAGCCAATGCAGCCTCGCCGGGAGACTCTTGCTCGAACCTCTCCCAATCTATATTGTTAAATTCCTTCTGGACATCCTGCAGCTCATAGTTAGCCATCTGAACCTGTTCGCTGGCCTGCTGTTGTGCTTGCATACCTAAACTCTTTTGTTCGAACTCAGCGGCCTGACTAGTCAATTGTTCTTGTAATTGCGTGTTAGTCCTGATTGCAGCTTGGTACTCGTCCTTCAGCTTACCTACCGGGATGGGGTCCTGATTGTCACCCATTCCAATCTCGATATCGTACAAGTAATCAACGTCAACCTCTATGGCCTCAGCTAACTGCTTGAGAGTCATGGGACCCTCATCGCCTGCCTCGCCCTCTTCCTCTGCCACCTCTTCAGGTTCCTCACCCTCGGTGATGACAGCCTCCGCACCGATATCCTCTACCGGTTCATCCTCAACAACTTCCTCAACCGGTGCTGCTACGCTACCATTTAAAATTGCCGTTGCTTGCTCTATCGCGTTGTCTTGTGCCATGTGGATATGTCTCCTATCCGTTAACTACAGTATCGTCGTTCTCTGCCAAAATGACAGCTATCTCTTTAAAGTAAAATGTATCAGCATCCATGATATCGGAGATGATGCGCCTCTCTTCCAATGTAGCTGTTCTGAACTTAGCTATCATCTTCGTATGCACCCTTAACTTAATCTCCTCATGAACATCAAGGTTATTGTCCATGTACTTAGCATAGGCTTGTAATCTCTCGTTACTTACGCTCATTTGTTGCTCCAAAAAAAATCACCCAATAAACCTCTATCCTCTAAACGCTTATTGAACTTTACATTGTCAAAACCGCCCCTGTTACGCTCAATCCACTCATGCTCCTGCCGAGCAGCAACATTTGCTGGGTGGTCACTGATATCCCCGTCGAATGCTTGTGGATAGGGCTGTATCCCCCCACTCACAATGTCAGGCATCCACCGTTGAAGCAATTCATCCTTGTCGGTTATTACCTCTCCAGTTTCCCTGTCGTAGCTTGGCACGTTATATATGTTTCCGTTGTAGGGAATACCCACCCCCATTACAGTAGTCATACTGCCATCCTTGTTCTGCCTAGCCTTATTCTCCTCAAGCGTAGCCAGATGATATCTCTGGTTAAAGCTGAGCGGGTATTCCATTACTTGTTCTCCTCATTTGTTGCCTTGGCATCTGTGCCGTACTGCAATTCTAGCTTGGTAAGCTCTAACGCCTCATCAGTCGCCATCTTGTCATATTTGTACTGGGTCTCATCAGCTTTGTCTGCTGCATCAACCATAGCAGCCATACGATCAAGCTCCTGCTTCATACCCTCAATCTGAACCTTGGCTTGCTGTGCCTGCAGTGCCGCTTGGCCTTTCATCAGCTCACCTGTAGCCATGTCGTTTTGAGCCTTAGCCATCGCTTGTTGAACTAACTCCTCTTGCTGGCGCATTGCCTCAGACTGCTGCTGCTTGCCTTGAGTTGCTCGCACACCTTCCTCGGACTCAGGGTCTGTGAAAAATCTATCGGGCGCTTTAATCCCTTCCAGCTTCATGACCTGACTGATAGTCGTGTAAGCCTTTGACTCTTCAAACATAACCGAGCCAAGCCCCGCCAGCTTCTCTTGTAACTGTATTGCCTCGCGCAACACATTAGCCTGACGTACACGCTCCGCATTGCTTGAACCAATCTGAACAGATACGTTAGCTCTGGATTGCCATTGTGAAGGCATAGACTTAATCCACCGGCTGCCAATTCGGGCTTGTAGCTCACCCTGATAATTTTCACGAATCAAC